ACCCATCCTTCATTTGTTCCAAATGTTATCGTTGCATTTGATCCAACAAATACATTATTATAAACAGTTCCACCCATTTGCATTCCGAACGGAAGATTCATTTGAACCCCAGCATCATCTACTCCAGCCAAAACATTTGTGCTAGTTCCAATAGTGGCTTGTAAATTGTTGACTGCTGTTTGGGCAGCATCAATAGCAAGGTTTGCTTGAGTTAATTCGGTTTGAGCAATTGCCTGTGCTGTAGAGGCTTCTGTTTTTGCAGTGACTGCTTCAGATATTGCTGTCTGAGCCTCTGTTATTTGTGTTGTTATATTATTTATAGCGGTAGTTGCAACAGTTACTGTAGCCTTTGCATCTTGAACTACCTGAGAACTTTGATCTATTGGGGTAACAGATAAATCAACACTACTAATAGTATTAATAGCGGTTTGAACATTATTTACTTCTGTATTAGCCAGAGATATTTTTGTGGCTACCTCTGCTGTAATACCTTGGGCTTGGGAATATTCGGTTTGTGCTTGTGTTACCTCTACTATGGCATTGTTTGTGGCTGTATTGGCTTGCTGTACCTCTGTAGTAGCCGTTGCAATAGCGTCATTAACTGCCTGTTGAGCAGGACTTACAACAACCTGTTCTTGATTTTCTGTAGCATAAGCACGATCTGGAGCCATAACTCCAAAAATTGTTACGCATAACCCTACCCCAAAGGCTAATATTAGTCTCCGTTTAAGGTTTGTCAATTGAGTGGTAGTCTCCTATGTGTAATTATATTAGTAATTATACCATTTTTATTCAATAAAAAAGAGGGTAGAAATTAATCTACCCTCTAATTTTATTAAGAAATTACTTCCTTGAAAGGATCAATTTCTGTAGTGCTGCAATTTGCTTATTGATTGTTGCAATAAGTGCAACGATTGACTTCAAGATTTCAGCATTGGAAACCTCTGCTGTGCTTGGCGCAACCTTATAAGAAACTACCTTGGCAGAATCTGTTGCTACGTATGCAGGTAGATCAACTACTGCATTGTATGCTCCAGTGTTATTACCAACGGTGAACTGATAAGTCTTTGATCCGTTTGTAAATGTATCTGTTGAAGTTGCTGTTCCAACTAGTGTTAATCCACCAGCAGAAATTGCTACTCCAGTTCCAAGTGTTGCTGCATCATGTACTTTGGCACCTGAAATATCAGTTGCAGATACAGTTAATTTTGCAATTTCGCCTGGAAGGTATGAAGCCTTATCAAAGGCTGCTATGTACTTATTAACACCTTGACCACAACGTGCATCAAACTCGTTTGAGTAGATGACTGAAAGATCTGCAAGTGTATGTTGAATACGCACTTTTGTTGATCCTGATGTAGCAGCGCATGTCCAACCACCAGTTTGTACTGCTGTAGCAGATGATGCTCCAGCAACAGAAACAGCAGTTACCTGTGCGCTATACTTTGTGGTATCAGCAGTTGGAGTAACTCCAGCCAATTGATTACCAGCAGCATCCTTGACTACGAAGTCATAGGTGCCTGTACGTGCTCCACCAGCCTGTGCAATGTCTTCACCAGAAACTACAATAGATGCAGCCTGTCCAGTAAATGTAATTGACTTAGTTGCAAAAGGTGAACCATTAAATGTAACTGTGATAGTTGAACTTACTGGTTTGTTTGCGTTAGCAGTTCCCTGCTTTACATAAAGAACTCCACCTGTGCCAGTCTTAGCAGCAAATGAAACTTCTGTTGTTGGTGCTCCATCCCATGCCACAATTGCTCCGCCAGTTGCGCTAGCCTGTAATACACCACTTGTTGCAAGTGTTGCATCATAAGCATCTTTTGCTAGAACATTTACGTAACCTGTTCCTGCATTTACAACTGTGTTTGAGCCAGTAACGTCTACGCTAGAAGCGAGAGTTCCTTGTGTTGCTGTGTCTTGAACACGAGCAAAAGAATTTGCTAATGAAAAAATGTTAGTTTTAGCAGTTGTTCCAGCATAGATAGTTTTAATATCAATAGTAGAAACTGTTGCGCCAACTTTCTTCTTTTGTGTTACCGTTACAGTACCTGCACCATTAACAGTCAACTTAACATTTGTTGGCAGTGTAACTGCTGTTGATGTTGTTGCTGTAAAGGTAAACAATTTACCTAAATTGGTAAGTGCTGCTCCAGTAGGGTTTGATCCCGCTGCAGTAAAGTTTGTAAATGTTGCAGGACCTGAGATTTCTAAAGATACGTTATCGTCTGCGGTTGATGCTAATGTGTCTGATGTTGTTAAAACAACAACAGCATTAACGCCAGCCTCAGCCTTTGTTGTATCCGTAAGAACGGTTACTCCATAAGCACCATTAGCAAGAGTGTCGGATAGAACATATCCGTTTGTCACTGCTGCTTGAGCCTGTGGAATTGCAACAAAAAATGTGCTTGTCACGGCTGCAGCCATAACTAAAGCGACTTTTTTAAATGAATTCATTTTTCTCCTTGTTTGATTATATTAAGTTGAAGTTATCTAGAAAATCCTTAACATCGTCAGGGATTTCTCGATTACCTAATTCTACCATACGTTGCTGTTTCTCTGCAAGTCGAGTTGCAGAACTCCAAGTATGGACATCTATCTCTGTATTATTAGTCTTTGCTGTATGGGATATTGCTCCAAATACCGCTCCACAAACAGCATCGGCTAAATCTTTTGATTTTTTACGGGGGTGATCAACCCTGTTGCCTTTCATTATTTTTAATTCTGACATTTCTTCAAGTAAAATTGGGATCATTGGAATAGCAACACGCTCTTCGTATATCATCATTGCCAAATCTTCATAGTGTTTTTTAGCAACAGATACGGTCTCTGTTCTAATTCCAACAGCCTGTAATTCATTTTGAATATCAAAAGACTGCCATCGGTCAAATGAAACCATTCCAATATTAAAACCTTCTCTACGAAGATTTATGATCCATTGTTTTACTTCTGATAAATTAACAGGACCCTCTGATCTTGGTTCCCACCAAGCAACAGCATCAACAATAACAATTGGGGCAACCTGTTCATAATCTTTAATTACTTGAATGTTTACCCATTTATCTACGTGAGCAATTGCAACAGCACACTTGTCATGTTTTTGTGCAAGGTCAGCATGAATATAATAAATTTTATCTGGATCTGCTTTAAAGGTTTCATCAAACCTTCTAAAGGCATCTAATGGATTTCTAGTGTTCATACATTTTTCTAGTTTTTCTTTTTGTTTAAAAAATGCGTCAGAAGCAAATGTCGGAACACAGGCAAATCGCATCATAGCGTCGCCAAGGTCTGTGTAAAATGCTAGTTTAAAGTCATCAATTTTTCTTGTTGGGTTTACTTCCCATGTAGGTCTTTTAAGTGCTAATATTCTTGGAACTTTGTAAGAAACTATATGATCTTCTTCCCAAATAATTTCAAATTGATTGCCAGGATCTTCATGAGGTAAATCTTCATTCATAATAAAGGTATGTTTTTTTTCAATAGTTTCTTTTTCCATAATTACATCATCATATCTTTTTGAAATAAAGTCGCCCTGATAGCGAGGGAATGAAAGAAGAACAACCTTTCCAAGATCTGGAAAACGAGAGTCTACAGATCCACGAAATGCTTTATAAATGTTTTCTGCAGTCTTTCCTTGTTCATTACCAGTTCCAACCTCAGATGCAAAACCAGAAATTTCATCAAGGACTGCAAGTAATAAGTTTAAACCTTCATGCGATTCTCTTTCTGAGTGTCCAGAATAAACAGTAATTGATTTGTCAAACTCAATACTATCAGCCTTTGCATTATATTTTCCTGCAAACCATGGAGATTTTTCTATCTTAGTTTTAAAACCTTTAAAAAATACGTTCTTTGCTTGTTGTGCGTTAATAGCAACGTTAATTAAATCTATTGCATCTCCACTTGGTTTTCCGAAATATCTTGCAGGGTCTTTAAGACATAATAACTTATAAACAATATAAGCACAAGCAACAGTAGAGGTGAAGTCTTTACCAGAACCTTTGCCCAACTGTAAGATGATTTCGTTTTTTGTATATTTTTCATAATACCTAGCCCCTTCTGGTGCTCCATAAAGTTCTTGCAAATCTTCTTTTTTATATATTTGACTCATTGCCTCTACAATGTCATATTGAATAGGCGACAGCGGTGGTTGACCAAGATACTCAGAAGACTCAACAAATGTTTTAGCATCTACTGGTTTTTCTTCAAATTGATTTTCTTTTAATACTTCTAAAAAATCATTGAACATCGTGGACAATTGTAATCACTTCCCCTTCTTTGGCAATCTGAGAAAGGCGTTGCATAATTAAATCACGAACCTCTGGATGAGTTGAAGCAATTTCTCTTAATATTTCAACAAGAACCTCTTGCCGTCTTTCAATCTGAATCATTTCTTCTGCAAGTTCTTTATTTTCTAAGAGTCCTGCTTTTTGTAACATTTCAATTCTAGATTTTTCAATATCCATAACTAGTTTAATTGCTTGAGTCTTTGCGCTAAGATTATTAGTCATACTTGATTCATCAATAACTTCATAAGCCCTTGTAATAAGTTTGCTGTAATGTGTGTCAGCCCCAGCAAGTGCCTCTTTAGCACGAGCACGAATTGCATCATTGGCAGAAGCCATAACTTTCCACTCATTAATTAATGAAACTACACGAGTTCGTGGAATGTCCAACTCTTTAGAAATTTTAGTTGGATCTTGACCTTTAAGATATTCTGTAACTACTTTGTTTACTTCATCAAGATGCTCAATTAATTCTGTCTCAGTTGACATTTTTTTCCTTTGCTATTTTTAATAAAACTAAATATCCTATTAAGTCATCAATATCATTATCTCCAGGATAGTCTGTGCCTTTCATA